GTAGAGGAAATAATGTCTGATTTCTAGTTCTTTAGACGGTTGAATCCTTATAAATAAACAAAGAAAATATTGTTTTTTATACGGGTAAAGAGATGCAACCGAATTACGAAGACATCACTATTCAGCAAGGTACCGATGTATCGGTAGAAGTACATCTAATCACTGATAGTGACGGAGCATTCGATCTGACCAATAGGTCTGTCGCTGCGAAGATGAAAAGAAACTACGCTGATTCTGCTGCCGATCCTGACACAGTGTCATTTAATGCTATAGTAGCAACTCCTCCTACTGATGGTATTATCACCCTCGCTCTGACCAACGCACAAACCGATGTGTTAAAAACCCGTGGTCGTTATGTTTATGATGTAGAACTATCGTTTACTGATAGTGATGGCAATTCCATCATTCAACGAGTCCTTGAAGGACAGATTGAAGTTTCACCGTCTGTCACGAAATAAAGGGAAGATCTAATGGCCGAGAAGATCATTGTAAAAAAAGTATTAGTTGGGACACCCCTAAGACGGGTAACGGCAGGTGCTTTTGCTATTACAAACTTGGGTGGTGTTGATGTAAGTGCTACGGAATCTGATGGTTCTATACTCGCGTATAATAAAATAACCCAAAAGTACGAAGTAACCAATCTAAAAACTGACGCAAACCTCACTTCTTTATTCGATAGTGAACTAAACAAATATACTTTTGGGTTGACAAATACTGCATTTACTGGTAGTATTATTCCCGACAGCAATGAGGCATATGATCTAGGTAGTTCTACAAAGAAATGGCGTGATCTTTATCTGAGTGGCAATACGATCACTCTAGGAACCCTATCTCTGAAAGATAGTGGTGGTAGTTTAACAGTAGTTGATGCCTCTGGTAACAAGATAGACCTAGACCTATCATTAAGCACAAACAATGCTTCGGTACTGTCTCTTGACAGTGAATCTGGAACATTTATATTTAATGATTCAGACCTTGCAAGAACAAACGTCAATGAGATTTTCCATACTGGGCTCACTGTAAATGGTGGGTTATCTGTAACTGGTGGTGCGACTATTGATAGTGCAACCATCGCTAATCTTGCGGGTACCAATTTTACTGGTTCACAGGCAACTCTTGATTCAGCAACTATTGGTGGTATTCATTTAACAACTAATGATATTACTACAACTGGAAAGTTATATTACAGTAATGTATTCTCTGCACTATCAGACCTTCCAGACGCATCAACATATCATGGTATGTTTGCACATGTTCACGCAACAGGTAAAGGTTACTTTGCTCATGGTGGCGCGTGGCATCAATTATTAGATAAGTCTAGTGCAAATGATAGTGCGACTATTACCAATCTAGCAACGGCTCAACTGGATGCTGGTCAGGCAACTATCGACTCGGCAAACATCACTAGTATTAGTTTCTCTAGTATCGACGCAACAACAACTTCTACGATCAGAAACATATTCAGTGCGGCGGGAGACCTCTCATATAATAGTGGAACTGGTGAATTTACCTTTGATGTAGAGAGTGTCTACACCAAAGCAAACTTTGATTCTGACCTCGGACTTGCAAACACTGGTCAATTACCAGAAGGTACGAACCTCTACTATACCACCGCACGATTTGATGCTGCACTTGCTACTAAAACAACAGCGGATCTTGCAGAACACAATACTAATCTATACTATACTACTGCACGAGCAGACAGTGACGCAAAGGCATCATTACTTGTAAATGATACGGGCGGTGATGGATCTCTGACCTATGACAGTGCATCAGGTGTCTTTACCTATACTGGGCCAAGTGCGGCAGAGGTAAGGGCGCATCTCACTGCAAACAAGGGTTTATCTGTATCTTCAGGTGAATTCAATATTGACTCTGCTAATGTTAAGGGAATGTTTAGTGCAGGGGGCGATTTACTCTATAACAGTAGTACTGGTGAGTTTTCTCTAGAAAGACCAGAGATTGATTCTGCTGGAGTAAGAGCATTAGTATCTGTTACCGATGCTGGTGGTGATGGATCACTCTCATACAATAATGGCACTGGAGTATTCACATACACAGGCCCATCAGCAAGTGAAGTAAGAGCACACCTGACTGCGAACAAAGGTCTTGCAGTTAGTAACGGTGAGTTCAATATAGACTCCGCTAATGTACGTGCGATGGTATCGGTAACTGACGCAGGAGGAGATGGTTCTCTTTCATATAATGCCAGTACAGGTGTTCTAACCTACACAGGGCCTAGTGCATCTGAAGCACAATCACACTTAACCGCAAATAAAGGTCTGAGTGTATCATCTGGCGAGTTTAACATAGACTCTGATAATGTCAAGGTGATGTTCTCTGCTACGGATGCAGGGGGAGACGGAAGTTTCTCATATAGTAATGGGGTCTACACATATACGGGCCCGAGTGCAGCGGAAGTAAGAGCACATATTACCGCCAACAAAGGACTCTCAGTATCAAGTGGAGTGTTTAACATTGACTCCGCTAATGTTAGAGGTATGTTTAGTGTTAGTGGAGACCTTGCGTACAATAGTGGTACAGGTGCATTTTCATTCACAGAAAGAACGGATGCGGAGGTCAGAGGATTAGTATCCGCAACTGACGCTGGTGGTGATGGTTCTTTCTCTTATAACAGCAGTACGGGTGTATATACCTACACGGGCCCTAGTGCATCTGAGGTAAGAGCACACCTGACTGCAAACAAAGGACTTTCGGTATCAAGTGGTGAGTTCAATATTGACTCTTCAAATGTCAGAGGAATGTTCTCTGCTACGGATGCTGGCGGTGACGGTTCATTTGCATATAACAGTTCAAACGGGACATACACTTATACTGGCCCCAGTGCAACCGAAGTCAGAGCGCATTTAACCGCAAATAAAGGTTTATCTGTATCCAGCGGTGAGTTCAATATTGACTCTGCTAATGTAAAAGCAATGTTCTCAGGTAGTACTGGTGTAACATACAGTAATGGTGCGATCAGTATTGGTCAGGCAGTTGCGACCTCAGATGATGTAACTTTCGCAGATATCGCCGCAACTGGTAATGTAGTCATCAGTGGTAATCTACAGATATTAGGTTCACAGACTGATGTTGCGACAACAACCCTAACAGTGACAGATAAGAACATCACTATTGCTGATAGTTCAACATCAAGTGCACTAACAGACGGTGCGGGATTGACATTCGGGGCGTGGTCTTCAGGTACTATACCGACATTCACTTGGAATCATGCGAACACAAGATTCGCTTCAAACTATCCTATCGCTGCAAATATTGTCGGTAATGTTACGGGTACAACCTCTGACATATCTAACCATACAACCGCAGACTTAACTGAAAACACTAATCTTTATCATACCACTGCACGTGCAAGAGGTGCCGTATCGGTAACCGATGCGGGTGGAGATGGAAGTGCATCATACAATAGTTCAACAGGTGTTATTACCTACACAGGGCCTAGTGCATCTGAAGTAAGAGCACATCTGACTGCGAACAAGGGTCTAAGTGTATCCTCTGGTGAGTTTAACATAGACTCTGATAATGTCAAGGGAATGTTTGCCGGTAACAAGGGTCTATCATATTCAGATGGAACCTTTAATATTGACTCTGCCAATGTTAGAGCAATGTTATCGGGTGGTACTGGTATTACCTATAACAGCGGTACTGGTGCCATCACAACAACTGATGGTGACATTGTCCACGATAACTTGAGTGGATTTGTTGCTAACGAACACATCGATCACACTTCAGTCTCCGTGACTGCGGGAAGAGGTTTGACTGGCGGAGGTACTATTGCTGCTACAAGAACTGTAGCAATTGACTCGGCTGAACTCTTAGCATATTTTGAATCTAGTCTAAGACACGATAACCTATCAGGATTTGTTGCTAACGAACATATCGATCACACTGGAGTGACACTTACTGCGGGTGATGGTCTTACAGGTGGTGGTACTATTGCCGCAAGTAGAACCTTTACTGTGGTTGGTGGTAAGGGTATTATTGCAAACGCAGATGATATCCAAGTTGACTCAGCAAACATCAAAGGTATGTTTAGTGGTGGTACAGGTATTACATATAGTAATGGCGCAATATCAACCACAGACGGAGACATTGTCCACGATAACTTATCAGGATTCGTTGCGAACGAACACATTGACCATAGTGCGGTATCTGTCCTTGCTGGTACTGGTTTAAGTGGTGGTGGCACGATTGCAGCAGATAGAACTGTAGCAATTGACTCAGCTGAACTCTTAGCATATTTTGAACCGAGTCTGAGACATGACAACTTATCAGGATTTGTCGCTAACGAACACATAGATCACTCTGGTGTGAGTATTACTGCTGGAACGGGTCTGACAGGCGGTGGTACAATCGCAGCAACAAGAACTGTAGCAATCGACTCTTCTGGCCTTAATTCATATTTTGGTGGAACAGGTAAGGGTTTTGATGCAGATAAACTTGATGGTCAACACGGGACTCATTACAGAATCAATGTATATAACAATTCAGGCACATTGTTAAACTAAGGATAAATAGTTAGATGTCAAGTTATCAAAGAATCACAAGTAGATCCCAGTTTATCGAATATTGTCTCCGTAGACTAGGGGCCCCTGTTATTGAAATTAATGTGGACGATGAACAGATCGAAGATCGTGTCAACGATGCACTACAACTATTCAATGAGTATGACGGAGAAGGTAGTTCTCGTACATTTGCTATCATAACAATAACTCAGGCCATCCTTGATCGTGGGTTTATTGACTTTGATTTAGATACCTTACCTAGTGGACTAAATGCTGATGACATACTTAGTGTGGTCAGAGTATATCCAATTGATGACCAAACGGGAAGTGTTAATTTCTTTGATATCAAGTATCAGATGCGTCTGAATGATATGTGGGACTTGAATACTGGTATCGGTGATCTGGCATATTATGAACAGATGCAACAGTATCTGTCTACTATTGATTTGAAACTAACGGGTCATCCACAGATCCAGTACCAGAGAGCCAATAATAAACTACACATCTTTGGTGATATAGCAGGGGCGCATGGTGACCTTCAGGTAAATGATAAGGTTCTTATTGAAATGTATGTTACTACTGATCCGAACACCAATGGTAAAGTATATAACAACATATTCGTAAAAGAGTATACTACTGCACTAATCAAAGAACAGTGGGGTTCCAACCTAATTAAGTTTGAGGGGATGGTGTTGCCGGGCGGTGTCCAGTTGAATGGTCGCCAGATATACGAAGATGCCAAACAAGAAATCGAAGTAATTCGTCAACGAATATACAACGAGTATGACACACCACCAGACTTCTTCATAGGATGATATAATGGCAACGAACCCGTATTTCAAACAGGGTGTTCGTTCTGAACAAAATGTCTATGAGGATATCATCATTGAAGCCCTCAAGATGTACGGTCAGGATGTATATTACCTCCCACGCGAAATAGTCAACAAGGACAAGATCTTTGGAGACGATGTGCCATCACGATTTGGTTCTTCGTATAAGGTGGAGATGTACATTGAGAACACCGAAGCATTTGATGGAGAGGGTGATCTGTTCACCAAGTTTGGTATCGAACTAAGAGACCAAGCAAACTTTATTGTTTCCAGAAAAAGATGGAAGCAACTAGTAGGTGCTCGTCTTACCGAAAACAACTTCCGTCCCCGTGAAGGTGACCTAATCTACCTGACCCTGTCCAACTCTATGTTTGAGATACGACGAGTTGAGACCGAAGCCCCATTCTATCAGTTGAGTCAACTACCCACATTCCGTATGCAGTGTGAACTGTTTGAATACAATGATGAGGACTTTGATACTGGCATCGAAACAATACAACTTATAGAGGAAGAGAATGCATTCCAGTATGCCGTAACACTAGACTCTGCCAGTGTTGGTTATACGATAGGTGAAACGGTTGAACAAGAACTTTCCACATATACAATGAGAGGTGAGGTTACCGACTGGTCTGATTCGGATAAGATATTACAATTGGCGCATGTAGGTGCATCGGATGGTAAGTTCCACACTTGGGTTACAAATGCACAAGTCAAGGGTCTGACAAGTCTTGCTGTTGCAACTCCATCTTTAGTTGCACAACTACAGAATATTCAGGCTGATGCCCAGAACACATTCTTTGATGATTTTGAGAGTGACTTCTTAGATTTCTCTGAGAGTAATCCATTTGGAGATATCCAGTAATGTTTGGAACATGGTTTTATCATAAGAGAGTGAGGACAGCGGTATCCGTATTCGGATCTATGTTCAACAACCTCTATGTCTTACGGGAGAACTCTGCTGGTGAGATTATCTCACAGGTTAAAGTACCTCTGTCCTACGCACCCAAAAGAAACTTCATCGCACGATTAGATCAGATGAGTAATGGCGAAGAGTCAGAACGTAGGGTAGCGATCAAGTTGCCTCGTATGTCGTTTGAGATTACTAACATGCAGTATGATGCAACACGACAGTTACCCAAGACCAATGCAATCTCTAAAGCAGTGGCTAATACTGTAACTAACAGACGCAAACTCTATACGTCTACTCCATATACAATCTCGTTTCAGTTGAATGTATATGCCAAGTCACAGGACGATGCACTACAGATCGTAGAACAGATCCTACCGTACTTTACTCCACAATATACCTTGACAATCAAACCATTTGCTGATATAAACACTCTGACCGAAGATGTGCCTGTCACATTATCTGGGGTTAGTTTCTCGGATGACTTTGAGGGTGCACTGGAACAGCGTAGGACAATCATATATACATTAGACTTTGAAATGAAGATTGCTCTGTACGGGCCTGAATCTAATAAGGCAGTTATTCGCGATGTACGCAACAACTTGTTCTTACAAGAAGCAGGACTCAATGACAGCGATGTGTATATCAAGACACTGAAGATCACTCCTAATCCAAGCTCAGTGAATGCTGATAGTGATTATGGGTTTATTGATACTGATTTGGATAGTGCATAATGAGTGATAAAAGTAACGACAAGAATATAAGAGATGACTATACAACCTCCCGTGACACCTATCACGATATAATTGAAAAAGGCAGGGAGAGTATGGATTTGATGATTGAAGTCGCACGAGAGAGTGAACACCCTCGTGCCTTTGAGGTCTTATCTGGCATGATGAAAAACATGGCAGATGTTACTGATAAGTTGATGGACTTGAATAAGAAACACAAAGAAATCAATAAAGATGATGAAATTAAACAAGTAGGCAACACGACAAACAACCTTTTCGTAGGAACTACTACAGACTTACAGCGACTTATAAATAATGAGAAGAATGTCATAGATGTTGAACCCAAAACAGAATGAGTCTTATCTTGGCAACATTAATGTCAAGAGAGATGGTGTTCAGCATCAGTTCACAGAATCAGAAGTAAAGGAATACATCAAGTGTTCCAACAATCCGATATACTTCTGTAAGACCTATCTAAAAGTCATATCCCTTGACTACGGCCTAGTGCCATTTGACCTATACCCATATCAGGAGAAGATGTTTGATCACTTCAACAACAACCGATTTAGCATTGTCCTTGCATGTAGACAGTCTGGTAAGTCTATATCTTCTGTCGGGTATCTTATTTGGTTTGCTTGTTTTCATAGTGAAAAAACTATTGCAATCCTAGCAAACAAGGGTGCGACTGCGAGAGAGATGTTGTCTCGCGTCACCTTGATGTTAGAGAACCTACCCTTCTTCCTACAACCCGGCTGCAAGGCACTCAACAAGGGTTCTATTGAGTTCAGTAACAACTCACGCATTATTGCTGCCGCAACCTCTGGTAGTTCTATCCGTGGTATGTCAGTGAACTTACTGTTCCTAGATGAGTTTGCTTTTGTGGAACGGGCAAATGAGTTCTATACATCTACCTATCCGGTAATCTCTGCGGGTAAAGATACTAAGGTAATCATTACTTCTACCGCAAATGGTATCGGTAATACTTTTCACAAGATATGGGAAGGCGCAGTCCAAAAGGTGAATGAGTTTGTCCCTTTCACTGTGAACTGGTATGATGTTCCTGGCCGTGACGAGGAATGGAAGAGACAAACAATCTCCAACACTTCCCAGTTACAGTTTGACCAAGAGTTTGGCAATACCTTTTTTGGTACAGGTGATACTCTGATCAATGCCGAGACACTGCTATCATTTAGGGCAAAACCGCCACAACAAGCGCTTGAAGGGGCGGATCTACTTGTCTACGATACCCCACAGAAAGACCATGAATATGTTATGACTGTGGACGTATCAAAAGGAAGAGGACAGGATTATTCTACGTTTAACGTTATCGACATTAGCATGAGACCCTTTAAGCAGGTTGCTGTTTATCGCAATAATACTATATCTCCAATACTCTTTCCTAATGTTATATATAAGTACGCAAAACTCTGGAATGAAGCATATGTGGTAATTGAGTCCAATGACCAAGGAACATTGGTTTGTAATGGACTGTATCAAGACTTAGAGTATGAGAATATCCATATGGAATCTGCAATTAAAGCAGACCGTATTGGTATTGAGATGAATCGTAAGGTGAAACGTCTTGGGTGTTCAGCAATCAAAGATATCTTAGAAGAGAATAAACTAGATATCGTAGACGAAAATACTATCCTAGAGATATCTACCTTTGTATCCAAGGGACAATCCTTCGAGGCCTCGGACGGTAACCACGATGACTTGATGATGAATCTGGTCATGTTTGGTTACTTCGTATCGTCTCAGTTCTTTGCTGATCTGACTGACATCAACCTCAAGGAGATTATGTTTGCCAAGAAGATGAAAGAGATAGAGGACGATGTTCCACCTGTCGGTTTCATTGATGATGGTCTCCATGATGTTCGCGTAGAAGAAGAACAGAGAGAAATGGGATGGCATACCTTTGAGGGCACTGGTATAGGTGTTGAAGAATGGTAATTGTATAAATAAAGGTATTGAATATAACCGTATTATGATCACTTATAATAGATACAAAGGATAAAAGTTATGGCACTTTTTACACCCTCTGCTTCTCCTGCTGTAACAGTTAAAGAGATTGATCTTACAGGCGTAGTGCCTAACGTTCAGACTTCAACTGGTGCATTTGTGGGGAACTTTGGTTGGGGGCCTGTCGGCGTAGCAACTTTAGTCTCAGATGAGACTGGGTTGGTAAGTACGTTCTCAGCACCAACCGACGATACTTCAGTAGATTTCCATTCTGCTGCGTACTTTCTACGTTACTCGAACTCTATGTTTGTTGTACGCGAACAGGATTCTGACGCAAGAAACTCTGTTGCAAACCACACCGGCCTCGGTAGTTTGACTG